CCGTATAATTCAAACGTTTCCAATACAGTTGGTGCACTTGCACCGTTACCACCATCAAGCATTTCAATTCTAGTTGTAAATTTGTAGTCGATTCCTGATGCCGCACTTGACTGTTCAAAGAAGTCAAACTGTTTCTGTATCTGTTCACCAACCAATTTGCTTACAGAGTTGTTTACGTCATCTCTTAAATTGATTGTGATTGGTTCCCAAGTGTGTTTACCTGCTACATAAACTTTTGAGTTGTATACATCTAGTGTTACTTGGTCAAAAGTCAAGTTAGGTCTTGTGATATCGATCACTTGTTTTGTTAGTTCTGATCTCGGTGTTGAGACTCCAAAATTTTCCAGGATCGCTCTAAAACGATACTGAAGTTTTGGCATCAATAAGCCTTGTGATGCTGAACTCTGATCGTTTGCTAGTGGTACTGTAAATTTTGATAAAGTTGATATTGCCATCTGTTTCTCCTATTTATCCAAAATTAGTTCCCCAATTTTGCTATTTCTCCTGTATTTTTGATTCGTAAAGGTATGAAGATAAATTCAACCGATTTCACAGGTTCAATCGCTATATCTACATACAATTCGTTTCTGTCAATCCTTGTAGGTGTGTTGTTAGTGTCATCACAAACTACCAAGAAGTCAAATAAGGCTCTCTGACCAACAAGTTCTAACAAGAATGATTCTACAGCGCCTTTGATTTCATTTCTTGTTAATTCATCGTTAGGTTCAAAGATAAATGGTTTCGCGATTGAATCTAATTGTGTTCTTAAGAACACTGCCAATCTTGAAACGTTTATTCTATCTAGTGCCGAACTACCTGAAGTTTTAGTTAGGTTACCAAAGTTAACTATTCCTGCTCCAGCAAAGAATGTTATTGGATTTATTTTAACTTCATGCATTGAATCTCTCACTGACTCCGTTACAGATATTTGGTTAAACTCACCTGTTGAAACATCTATATGACCAACCGCTGTTGCGTTATCAACAACACCACGTCTTGTACCTGCTGGCGCGAACCATGGGAACGCAACGTTGTCATTGTTTGCTAAAACTCTCGTAATCATATGACTTGGTGGAACAACAATACTTTTTCCAGTGTTGTCAGTTGTTAGACCCGATGGATAAAACACGCCCAAATATTCACTTGAACTTACTAGACCGTCTTCGTTGTTGTCTGTAGCACCTGCCGTATTATTTGCATAATTTTGTATTGCTGTTGCTGTGCCTTCTAATCTTAAAGGTGTATCTCCTACCACAAATGCTGTATTATTTCGATCTGTGTTTAAGTTCAGCATGTTTGCAATAACTTCAGGATAGCCAGGACATGCAATTACATTGTAACCTCTTTGGTCTTCTCTAATCGCTTGGTTTGTGTCTATCTCTGATTTAAGTTGCTGTACAACTACTTGTCTCTGTGCTTTTCTTCCAAAGGTTCCTGAACCATCTGTGTTGTTGCTTGATTTGGTTACCCATCTATCTGGATAGTAACCTGCAACAGATTCGTTATTGAATCTAATGTTACCTAATCCTGATGATCCTGAACTTGGATATTTTGTTGTATTAATGTAGTCATTTTTGTATTCTTTAACATTGTAACCACTTCTTCTTGTGTTCCAAAGCAAAATGCCCTGCGGAAACAGTGCTGGATCCGGAGCATCAGGATCTAAAAAGTTATCACTTAATAAATCTTTAATGCTTGAGGCAGTTCCTGCATTAGTTTCGTTGTTTGCATTCTTCTCTGCAGATGTATGGTATCTAGCATCAGCAAACACAATACCGTCTTCAGTAGTTTGGTCTGCCTTGTCAACTAATACAAATGCCGCACCAGTTGTTGTAACTTTAACTTGGTTTGCTGTATTAGTAGAACTTAAAGTTGCCGCTGTGTTGTACTTGTAAATTTTTGGATAATTTTCTAGATCGCTAGTATCAATCCATAAGTCGTTGTTCACAAGTGGTGTTCCATCTGACTGTGTAGTTGGTGCTGTTGCACTGAACTGTGGTCCATTTGGATCTGTGTTTGAGTATACATTTTTGTATCCTCTGAAACTTGTTCCATCGTGTGCAAGTATGTCCGCTTCATCAATCTTTGTGTCATACCATAATGCACCGTCTGCCGGCTCATTAGTTGGTTCGCTAATTGATGCAGTGTAACTTAATCTTTTAAAGTTACTTGCCATCACTTCATTACCTACAGTTGAGTCTTCTGAATCACCTGTTGGAGTAACATATAAATTGTCAATCAATGTTGTGCTGTTAGCAGTAAATCCACCATATGCGTGTGCATCTGATGTTCCAAAACCAGCATCATCAAGTGGTGTACCTGATGTGTTGTTCATTCTAAATTCACCACCCAGTTTGTGTTTGATCTGGATAGCACCTTTGAATTCACCTTCGCTTATAATTGATGCTTCAAGGTTTGTAAATCCTGCCGCCGCAAACGCCGTGACAAAGTCTTCTGCGTCACCTAGTGTTGAACCATCTCCTGAAACCATAGTTACTGTTTTAGCAGTATCTAGTGCTTCTTGATTTTTCAACGATTCTCTTACTGTAAATGTTTCGTTTGCAGTGAAACTTGGGAAAGTTGTTTTAGACCTAATTACAGTCTCTCCACCTTCGTATCTGAATAACTGGAAGTCACCTACGTTTGTAGTAGTGTCTTGCTGACCGTCTACTGACTGTTCAGTTATATTAAATTGTGTATACAAGTCACCTGCACTTAAACCAGTTCCACCATTTGCAGGATCAAGTTTAAAGATCGCTGTATGGTTGTTAGCATGTAGTGGTGCTGACACTGTGCTGAAAGAACCACTTGATGCACTGTAAAGTTTTGCAACTATGTTAGCACCTGAATTAGCAGAAGTTGTTTTAAACCAAACTGAACCGTTTGGTCTATTTTCGTCTGCAGTCTTCCAAGTTGGTCTGCTAGTGTGAGCCGCTTGTAAAAACTTAACTCCATTTTTAGTTTCTGCTGTGATTCCTAACTCCGCTAATAATCCACTGCCTTCTTCAAATCTGATTGTATTGAATCCTGCAGTTGAATCACCAAAACCTAAACCGTTATGGAAAATATCTAAATTACTTGTTGAACTATTAATACTTGAACTTACTCCAGGTATGTTTGCATTATTAATTGCAGTGTTAACATCTGACAATGCTGTACCACCTGTTTGTACTTGTACTCCATTGATTTGCATTGTTGCTGAACCTGTTACTGTTGTGCCTGACGCTACCGAAACAACCGGTAATGTTAAGTGCCATGCACTTGAACCTAAATGCACCCAAGTGTTGCTTGAAGATTTTTTGTAAATCTTGTTGCTCACGTGTGTAGTATTAATTGCATAATCACCTTGCGAACCAACTGAAGTTTTAGGTGCGCCTGTTGAACTGTTTCCTACCAGGTCAGAAACTGATGTGATTAATGTTGGTGTTTTGTTTGTAAATTTTTGATCTGTCGCTGACCATTCAAATATTCCATACTCGCTTGATGCAAGGTCAAACCAGTAAGTTCCATCTGTAGGTCTTGCTGTCGGTGCCGATGCACTTCCTACCAATTCTGAAGTGTCAACATTTACTCTTAACACATATGCTCTGTTGGCAATTCCTAGAAATGAATAAGCCGCTTGTAATCCATATTCATTTAATTCATATCCGTGAATAGGATTGTTAGAAGCATCCGTGTAAAATTTTGGATCTCCAAATGTTTCTGTTAATTCTCTTTGTGATGAAAGTAAGAATACAGTGTTTGCATTTGCACTTGTTGTTCCTGATGCTGTGCCGTCTCCTGCTCCGTTACTTTTATCTGTGCTAGATGCTACTATAAACAGAGGTGTCGTACCCGCATCTGATGGTACATAAAAACTTTCGTTTATTACGCTTACCTCTACTCCTGGTGATGTTAAAGCCATTTACGTTTCTCCTTGCAAGTTTTACGTATTACAGAAGTATTTATTAGATCATAAGGTTTTTACGACAAAACTTACCAAATTTTGGTACCTATATAGGCGACGTAAATAGCATATATGATAAAAACTGTCAGACCACTATGTGTTGAGTGTAAGGCAAAGCCTCGTGCATATGCCTATAGAAAAAACGCTAAAATTTATTGGCGTAGGTTGTGTGATGCCTGCAATCGTAAAAAAACAAAAAAACGTGTTGGTGGTGTCACTGCTTTACAAAGATCCGGATATAAAAAAAGAAATAAGTGTGAAATATGTGGATTCAAAGCACAACATTCCGCTCAATTGGATGTGTTCTTTGTGGATGGAAATTTACGGAATACAGCAGATGCTAATTTAAAGACTATTTGTGCCAATTGTCAACGGTTGAGTGGAGTGCGTAGATTGGGTTGGCGTATGGGAGATCTTGTTGCTGACGATTAGGTGGTCAATTTCAGCAAAAAGTTCTTCTTTGCTTCCTTTATTATCAATTACAAAATCAAATTCTTCTTTTGCCCATGCATATTCCGATGAATGTACATTAGTTGGTTCAATATTTCCTTCAACATAATTTGTAAACCATTCAGGATCTTGTCCTCTCTTGACTAGTATTATTTTTCCACCATGTGCTCTAATGGCCTTGACTTCGTTAGGAAAACGTGTGTCTGATATAACTGTGTTCAAACCTTTGTACCTGCCTATACAACTGTCCACCCATATGCCGTCATACATCTGGCCACGCATTACTTCTGTGCCAAAATGTTGTAACACCCATCTTGGTGTTATTGGTTTGCCAAATCTTTCGCTCCAAAATTTATCTGGTTGTTCACGCCAATGCCTACTACTTGAGGTATTGCCTTCAAGCATTTCTCTATCCCAATTAAACATGGCACTTACAGCATCTTTCAGACTTTTTGCAAAACTATCACGTTTAAATCCATGATTGTCTACAAGTCTTTTTGCAACTGTGTCTTTACCGGAACCTATAAGTCCTACTATTCCTATGAGCATGTATTGATTATACTATTTTTTGAGACGTTTTTCAATCTCTAATTTTGCTTCTTTTACCGCACCTAGTATTCTTTTCCTCATGTCCAGTTTTTTGTTTTTTAACGCACTGATCGACATATTTTCTAGATCCTCCACTATGGCTTCTAGATCGTCAATTGAGCAATCACAATATCTTTTATATCCGGAATCTGTCATGATACTCTTATTTAAAAATGTAAGATTATTAATTAACCGATAACAAAACTATGAGGAGTACCGCCTTCCGCAAAATTGCCAATTTCGGCATCAAGTCTTTCCATTTCTGCAAGACCTGTCTGTTTTAGTTCAGGACCGTTAAGTGTGGTTCCACCTTGTGGACCTGCAATAGTGTTGAATTTACCTCTGGCCTCTCCTAACATTGTTTTACACACTGCCAAAGTATAATCTCTTATCCATGGTTTTGAATATATGTCTTTGAAAAGTGTAATATCTGGTCTAAAATTATCTGTGTGCATCAGCACTGTCTCGTTGTCCGCTCTTGGCCTTTGTGTAATTGTAAGTTTTTTGGTTGCAACATCAAAATGGAACTGTATGAATGAACCAAACAATTTACCAACTAATTCTTGATATGAAGCAAAAGCATAATAAGTGGCCAAACCACCTGTTGCACCTGCCCTCAAAAGGTATGTGTTTGTGTATGCTAAATTGAATGGTTCAAACAGTGTACCACCTTCGCCACCTTCAGTTCTGGAACCTACAGTTCTTCTAAATAATTTTCTAACGTTTATCACTTCATCAGGAAGTATGTAAGTATTTTGATTTTCTTTCAATTCAAGAAAAGCATAAGATTCTTCGACAGCATTAGAACTACGCTGTCTATATCGATTTACTGCTCTTTCTAGGGCCGTTTGATAGTGTTTTGGGTCTAATTCCACATCTATCATACCCTCGCCTAGATTATTTTTTACGTAATCAAATATTTCTTGTTGACCTGTTTGAAGTTCTGACATACACATATTTATAGGTTTGATGTATGCAATAAATATGTATGATATGCCAAGATTATCCATTTTTAAGCCTGAAAAAGGTTCTGATTATAAATTCTTTGATCGTAACATTAAAGAGATGTTTACTGTTGGAGGAACGGACATACACTTTCACAAGTATGTAGGACCATACGATCAGGGAGAAACAAACAAGGACGGAGCGGCAACACCAACGCAACCACAATATTCAGGTGACAGTTTAAACGAAAGAACGATTCAAGATTTACTATTTTTGGAAAACAGAGATAGGAAATATGACGCAGACATATACACAATACGTGGCATATACAATGTGCAAGATATGGATTTCAATCTTTCACAGTTTGGAATGTTTTTACAGAATGACACATTATTCTGTACAGTGCATCTAAATGACACCGTTGAGAGAATTGGAAGAAAACCTATGAGTGGTGACGTGCTTGAGTTCCCACACATGAAAGATGATTTCAGTCTAGACGAATCTATACCGATAGCACTGAAAAGATATTATGTTATAGAAGATGTAAACCGAGCGGCAGAAGGATTTTCACAAACTTGGTGGCCACATTTGTTAAGATTAAAACTTAAATCATTAGTAGACTCTCAAGAATACAGAGATATATTGGGCGATGCAACCACAACAGGGTCGTTGGCAAGTTATCTGT